CTCTACGATATGACTTATCTTCGATCCTTTTTCCTCCGTGTATATGGTATGACTTATACCAGTCCCACGAAGTCTGCTGACATGTTTGTTGAATGGGATGATCTCCAATATCTCAAACGCAAATTTGTTGTGGGCCACTTTGGAGTCATGGCCCCGCTTAATTCTGACTCCCTCGTAAACATGGTGTCTTGGACTGAAGACGATACCCGCCAAGTGCGTGAAAGCGTCGTGAACTCTTTGCTTTTAGAAGCGTTCCATTATTCCGCTGACATGTACTCCAAGTGCTATGCTTGGGTTGGTCTTCAGTCCCAGATACTTGGCGAGAATTGGACTTATCCGTCCTTCGAAGGAATTTGCCGCATGCGTGCTGCAGATTATCCCTTCCATAAGTTCTAACTCGCCGTTTCCCGACCCTGGCAAGTCTTTAAACTACCACGCTACCTACGGGTCCGGAGGCGTAATTCCGGTGCAATCTGTAAGACAGACGGGTACTTCCCTACCTATGAACAGAAATTGGGAGACTTTTGGTAAGTCTAAAATACCTCGCCCTTCGCTTTAATCGCGGCGGAGGGTGGTTTAAGCGATTAACTCACTACAAACTGATACTCAAGGTCGCGTCGATCAGCAGTCCGACGCCGAACAAACATTGACTGCCCCCACTGAAAGCGCTCTCTTCACAACCCCCACTATGACCTTTGGGGAGACTGGAGAGACCTTGTCTACTGAAAACACGTCCTATGCCTATCGAGGCAAGGGCGTTGGCCATTTCACTGACACTCGCCTTCTCGAACGCATGCTGCCTGTCGGCACCTTTTTCTGGGCTACCACCGCTCCTGGTAACACACTGCTCTTCAACTTAGATGTTGACTACTTCCTGCGTCAAGCTACACGAAACTGGGATGTCCTACGCCAGTTTCACTACTATAGGGGTGAAGGGATAGAGATCACCGTCCGCCTAAATACTAACCAGTTCTACATTGGCTCACTCCTTGTGGCAATGCACCCGCTCGCATCAACTGGCAACTATATAGACGAATGTGCTGTTCTCGATCCCGACATCATCTCAGCCTCGACCGCTCAGGCTGTAGTCAAAACCTATAAATACACTTTCCCGAATGCGTGGTTGCGCACTACTCAGGCAGATCATAATCCTGTCATGCTTCGAGGCTGGATTCTCAATCAGCTCAACAAGACAGCTCCTGCGGCTCCCGCCGCCATTGACGTCCTAGTTTGGGCCAGGTTTGTGAACATTCAGTTGTCATACCCCTGTCAAGCCCAAAGCTCTAAAGGACGTTTCCAAATTAAATCTCCCCGAGGAAATGCTTCCAACCACCCATCCGATGATCCCGGCACTGGCCCTGTGTCACTAGGTTCTCTAGTCGACGCGGTTGTCTCTGAACCCATTGCCGAAGCGGTCGGTGTCGTCAGTAAAGTAATTTCAGCGGCAGGTCCCCTTCTGTCGCTGTTAGATAAACCTGATTACACCGAAAACCAAACCCCTATCATTATTGAAGGTAGTACGGA